ACTATGGTATTGTCGAGTGTTGTCTATTTGTTAATAACTTAAACATCGATCCACAATATATAATAGCCATTCCATCATCGTGTAATTATATTAACCTTAATACGGTATCTTTTAATTACGGAGGCGGGTACTCTTGTTTTAAGATTCTTGATCCTATCGATCCTACAACGACTAATTTACCTATAATACAAGAATATGACTATTGTCCATGGGTATCATCTCCATGTTCTGACGCATATGGTAGTGGTACAGGTGTATGTAATTGTAGATATACTTTCTACAAATTTAAACAATGTTGTAATTCCACCAACAGTATTGTAGTGTGTGTTAATAATGATTCACTATTTGAATCATTATCTCAAACCGAATTTTTACAAGGTCAAGGAACCTTTTTTATGGGTGAATGTTACTATTTCTCAGGTTTACAAGTAGACATATTAGCAGAAAATGTCGAAGCTATTGAAATGAGTTTTGATTATCTAATCAATCCTTATACCAGTGTAATAACACCTTCAGAGGGTAGTGTTTGTGATCTCCCACTTTGTGACTGCGGTGGCGGTGGCGGTGGTGGTGGTGATGATTATGAAACCTGGTTAATAAGAAGATGCTGTCCGATGCCAGATGGTTCGATAAACACTCAAACAGAAATAATAAATGTTAACCCTTCATTAGTTTTAGCGGGAATGTCAATATTTACCAACATTTTTGGTGGTGGTGGTATTATAAACCCATTTAACTGTTGGTATTTCGAGTCACAGTTGGATTACGATGAAGATGTTAATTATTTTGATGTTGAAAACAATATCGGTGGTTTATTCACTTTTGGTTGTCAAGAATGTTATGATTGGACTGAACAAGGGGAAGATGTAGAATGTTATTCCACTTTTGCATATTCCGCTGTTCCATGTTGTAATCCAAATAGTGATCCATTAATTTTTGATATTACTTATCTGGGTAATTTATCATACACATTTAATCAGTGGGTAGGATGGACAGTATTGTATAATAACGAGTGTTATAATATAACTGAGTTATTAATTGATTCTAGTTCATCGACAATACCACTCTATTTAAATGACGATCAAATTTTTAATAGTTCTTATGGTGAAGCCAATTGTAATGAGTGTACTAGTATATCTCAATATGCGTGTAATACGACACACTTCAGATCTTGTTCACCAGATGCCGCTTATTTTTATGAATTTGTAGTAATACAAAACGGTGTGGGACTGTTAAATAACTTTAATGTAGGTCAAACTTATCTATTCGATCAGGATGATCAAACTGGTGGTGGTGAAATGATAGGTGTTTGTTATACTGGTATTGAATATACACCAAATACAACATATATACAGGTAATTTTAGAGGTTGACACGTATCCACAAACTTTGACGTGTGATGATCCTGAATGTGGAACTATTCAAAGTGTCAGATTTATTAAATGTTGTAGTGAGTTTGACCAAGGAGCATATGTATATAACTATAATGTACCACCTAATATACTTGCTCAATTTGAAATAGGTAATGCATTTGCAATTTCTACTCAACCAGGGGGTGTTATACAGGGTTGGTCCTTTTCAGCATCTACTATCTTACCTTTTGACCCAAATTTACCTAATTGGTATTTTGCAGAAGGAACATATCAAATATATGATAGTTGTTCTGATATACCAAACCCATTTACTTATCCTCTTTGTCCATGGCCTAAAAATTATAGAATAAGGGCTTTCAGATGTTGTGATAGTGGAATAGAATGGAATGGTTTGACACCCCCAAATCCACTTTTCGCACCACAATATTTTGGAGATTATTGGCCAAATGCCATTTATTGGGCAACGGTAGCGTTTAATGAAAATTTTGCAATACCAACTGTTGGTGATGTTTTTGTATATAATGGAAAATGTTTCAAAATAGAGTCGGCTGTACCAGTACCTGAATGGACAGATCTGGCATTTTTGACGATTAACGAGTGGTATAACGGTGGTGAAAATTATCCTGAAAACTGTCAAACATGTATAAACGATTTAGGTCCTTGTGGTGTAATAGACTGTAAACAAGATATTATTATAATCGTTCAAGATATTCAACTGTACTCTAACTATCCTACTATTTGGCAAGATATTAAGAATGTAATCGTAGATATTATCGAGGGATTTAATCAAAATCTCTATGATGATGATGTAAGAATTGGGGTGTATAGAAATGGTGATTGTATTGAATTTGAGTCAGGATGGGTACATAACTTATCAAGTAATTTTGATGAGTTAATATCTGATGTTCAGTCCATGGAACAAATTTTTTACTCACAAGAACCTTCGTTAGGTAAGGCGTTAAATTACGCATATAATGAACTTTCTAATCCTGATAATTTCTTATCAGAGACTATTAAAACATTTATATTGGTTGGTAGTAGAGAGTATCATGATTATAGTCAACCTCCTGGTGTGTATGATCCTTGTTTTGGTGGGTTACACTGTGATGTCATATTAGAACAGATGAAAAACGGTATTTGGGGAGGTAGTTATAATAATCCATTTGAGGTTAGAGTTTTTGGTATTAATGTTTGGAATTTTCTACTTATGGGTTCGTCAGACAATTTTTATAGTCCAAATATTGGTAATATTAGTCAGTTAACTACTTTAGTCTCGTCTACACAGTACGTCCCAGAATACTTTGTTCCAAATTTATGTCCCTTTAATTTATTTTTATTATGTTCTCAATTTGATCCTGGTTTATCGGGTAATACAGTTCAGGCCCAAGCTTGGGAAGATCAAGTATCTGGTTTCTTTATACAGAGATCTTGTTTTATTCCTGTTCTACCACCTACTTTTGATACTGTTAGAATGTTAATACCGTGTTGTCCTAATCTACCAATTATATATTCATTTGAACAAGAAAATTTAGATTTTGAACCTCTTGTTGATGGTGTGTACTATAACGGTATTTGTTATAGAATTGGTGGTGAATTCTCATACTGGGTGTATAGCGGTAGTGTTGTAACCACTATTTATCAAGATGAAATAGTTGAGAACATATGTGATGTTTGTGATTGTGGTCAAAATATAATCATGAGAGCTTGTTGTGACCATAGTATAAGTCAAATAGTTTATTTCGCAGGGTCTCAAGATGAATTAGTAATAGGTAGCGGATATATTATAAATGGTTTATGTTACACTTACAGTGGTGAAACAACTACAGACCCTTATCAAAATGTAATTATTGGACTAAATCCAAATATTTGTGATAATAGTTTATGTGATTGTGGTGATGTAGTTTATTATTACCAAGTAAATTATAGTGGTTGTTGTGATGGATCAACTGGTGTAGAAACCGTAATTATACCTTCCGATCAGTTACCATTACAATTAAATGTGAGCACATACAACAATGGTTCTGGTTGTAGGGTAATCACTTCGTTTACTGAATTGACAGGTGCAACATATAATCCAGGAATTATCAATGATATTTACCAAGGTTGTGATGAATGTATAAATCAATCACCATGTGAGATTGATGATTGTCAACAAGAAATTGTAATCCTTATGGATGCCACTACAAGTATTTCTTCTTCCGATTGGGAATTAGCCAAACAGGGGGTTATAAACATTGCAACATCGTTGGAGTCGAATATGGATAACGACGAGGTAAGGATTGGTGTCATTCAGTGGTCAAACTGTGGATCTTCAGTAATTCAACAATTAACTTCGGATTATGATACTCTAGTAAACAATGTACAGTCATCAAACCAAGCTGGAGGTCTTACAGAATTAGGTTCGGCATTAAACACTGGTTATGGTATGTTGACTCAGAATTTTGATGCTAACTATGAAAAAAATATTGTGATCATCACTGACGGTCAGATATTTGATTTTGGATTAGGTAATGGATGTTATAATGATATTCCAAGTGATCAAATGGCAGGATATATAAGTAGTGGTCAATATGGTGGTAATTATAATGTTTATATTTCGACTAAAATATTTGTTGTAGGTATAGGTGATAATATACAATTCGAACAATTGAATACTTTAGCCAGTGACCCAGGATTGGTATTTTTATCAAACGGATTTAGTGATTTTGCCACTAATATTTCATTACAGATAGCCGAACAAGTTTGTGAAGAAGAACCCCCTGTAAGTGATCCTCCTTGTTATTACAGAGGGGTACCATGTTGTACTACATATGGGTTATCTAATTTAATAGTTTCTAGTGTTTGTACTGGTGTTACAATAGGTGCAGCATTTAACTATAACGGTTATTGTTATAAATTTACTGAAATAGTCCCTGAAACTTTAAGTGGTGATTCTGTAACATTTATACAAACTAATAGCACTGCATATAATCCAGGGGGTTGTACTGATTTCGTTTGTGATTGTGAGGGTTTAATGATAAAATTACACAGCTGTTGTGGTGATGGTAGTTATATTACAGTTTTATTGTCAAATGCACTTAACGCCACTATTAATTCAGGACTAATCCATGAAGATGGTAAATGTTATGTTTATACAGGTGATACATCAACAGAATCACCAGTATATACTGTCGATAATTTATCTGGTAACATATGTTCTAATAGTTTGTGTGAAGAGTGTAATACTGAAGAAACTTGGAGATTCCTCAGTTGTTGTGGAACATATGATCCAATTATACGTAATGTAACAGAATCTGACAATATATCTTTAGGTACTGTTATTCAAATAACTTATGATGGCGATGAAACATTGTATTGTTATAGTGCAACTACTCAGTTAACTTACGATGAAACCGCTATCAATCTGAGTAACTATAATTTTGAAATCTTTGATACTTGTGAAGAATGTTTAGGTGGTGATTGTCCAACACCTACACAGTCTAAAACTCCTACTCAGACACCAACTACAACTAATACCCCTGGACTATCACCAACACAAACACCAACCAATACTGTTACCCCATCTCAAACAGTAACTAATACACCAACAAACACTCAGACACCAACGAATACCACTAGTAATACACAAACACCTACACAGTCTAAAACTCCTACTCAGACACCAACAAACACACAAACAGTTTCAAAGACCCCAACACAAACCAGAACTCAAACCCCCACACCGACAAATACTATAAGTCCAGGTACTACACAAACACAAACTAGAACCCAGACACCTACTCAGACACCAACAACTTCTCAAACGTCAAGTCAAACACCTACTAGTACACAAACACCTACTTTTACACCGACACCAACACAGAGTAAGACCCCTACACAAACTGTAACTCCAACACCGACACAAACACAAACTGTAACTCAAACATCTACAAATACACCTACTAATTCCCAAACTAGAACTCAAACACCTACCACTACTAATACTAAAACACCTACTAGTACTCAAACACCTACAAATACACCTACACAAACTAAAACATCAAGTCAGACACCTACTCAAACACCTACTCAGACATCAAGTCAAACTCCTACTAGTACTCAGACACCTACTTTTACACCGACACCGTCACCATCAAAATCATCAGGTGCAAGTCAGACTCCCACAAAAAGTTTTACTCCGACACCGACTAAGACACCTACTAGTACACCTACTAATACACAGACACCAACTAACACTCCTACTAATTCGATAACCCCAACACAATCTAAAACTCCAACATCTACAAAAACACCCACACAAACAACTACTAATTCTCAAACACCAACAACAACTAAAACACCAACACAAACACCAACACCATCACAAACAAAAACACAGACACCTACTACTACAAATACTAAGACACCCACTCCGACATCAACACCAACTAAGACACCTACACAAACACAGACGACTACACCAACACAAACACCAACACCATCACAAACAAAAACACAGACACCTACCAATACTCAAACTAAGACACCAACACAAACAAAAACACCAACTAAAACACCTACTAGTACTCAAACACCAACGAATACTCCATCACATACCCCAACTAATTCACAAACTGCAACAATCTCACATACACCAAGTAGGACACAAACAAGAACTCCAGTAGAAACCCCAACACAAACACCATCAAATTCATTCACACCAACTCAGTCACAGTCTCCAACTAATTCATTAACACCATCACAAACTAATACTCAGACTGCATCATACACTCCTTCAAATACACCTACAAATTCTATAACACCTAGTATAACGACATCACAAACTCCTTCACCAACAATAACACCTCAAGTAGACTACATAGTTGTAGCCATAGTCCATTGTTGTTCAGGAGTTGCTATGTTGTCATATGCAGATGCAAATGTTTTGAATTCCTTGGAAGGTAATTTTGGATTACCTAATGGTGTGCAATTTATTGGTCTTACTGACCATCCAGATTTCCAACTTGAGCCTTGTTTTTATGTGTCTGAAATATTCGTTTGGTTTCCAATCCCTGACGAAAACTACATAAGTAATTTTGTTTATGGAGAATTCCTGGGTTCTGGTTGTGAAACATGTGTATCCATCAACAACCAAATTGAATGTACTGAAGCCAACTTACCTGCAGCTGTAGATCCTAGATATCCAACTGCTGAATATTTTACTTCAGTAATTGCACAGTCTTGTTGTGATGAAAATCTTCACCGTATTTTCCAAGTTTTAAGAATTGATCTTGAAACATTAGGTGATAATGCTGTAAGATCTATAGGTAGAAGTTCTAATCTAGAAGACCAGACGTTCCCTTGTTTCCATATTGAAGTGGTAGTTGGAGAATTCTTACCAGGTAATAATGACATTATGACTAATTTTTACTTTGGACAATACAGTCCTTTTAGTAATAATTGTGAATGTTGTAATCAAAGTATAAAACTAATCGATTGTAACGGAAGTCAGTCCTTTTGTTAATCAATTATATCACCATATATATCCCTTTTTACTTCACAGTTATCTATAATTAGTTTTTCTAGAAATTTATAAATTTTCAATCCGTTTTTATCACAATGGTTTTTAAGTACCCTATGAACGTTTTTTGATATTTTAATGTTCTTAATCTCTTTCATAACGATAAGTATGAAAAAAGGCAGAATGAATTATCCTTATTTTATGTTTTTTACAAAAACATAAAAATTTTTCATCGATTTTTAACTATTTATAATAAAAATAAAATCTAAAAAGGAAATTTAAAATGGCGACATCGAACAAAGTATTTGTTTCACCGGGTGTTTATACATCAGAGAGAGATTTAACATTTGTAGCTCAAAGTGTTGGGGTTACAACATTAGGTATTGTGGGAGAAACCTTATCTGGTCCCGCTTTCGAACCTATTTTTATCACTAATTTTGACGAATTTACTTCATATTTTGGAGGAACTAGTCCTGACAAATTTGTTAATACACAGATACCAAAATATGAAGCCGCATACATCGCAAAATCATATTTATCACAATCAAATCAATTATTTGTAACTAGAGTATTAGGATTATCAGGTTTTGATGCTGGACCATCATTCTCAATAAAAACCATAGGTAATGTTTCTGGTAATACTATTGAGTATGAATCAAATTCGGCGGCGCAAACTTTTGGTTTTACCGCAACATCTGGTAACACCAGTGCACCACAAATTGTTTCGACAAATAATTTACCTGAAAGATTAGAGGCAGTATTTGATAGAACATTTACTAAATCTGACGGTAGTACATCGACGATGAGAGATGAGTTTATTTCCATCTTAGAAGATGAAGTTTTATTATATGACGATAATAGTATCGGACGGACTGTTTACGTTTTTGGTACTATGTCATCAACAACATACAGTAACCTTTACTCAACAACTGGGGTTAATGGATCATCTACTGGTTACACTAACGTATTAAATACATCATCAAATATCGATACAACCGCTGATTTCGATAGTAGATCAAATGAGACTTGGTACTATTCATTGTTTAACATGAATGGTGATGAAACAGAATACGAAGGTATTTCTTTTGGTTTTAAAGTAACCACCTACACTCTATCAGATACTGAGGTTACTGGTGAGTGTACACTATATTTCAATAATCAAAAAGCAGATCCTATCGATGAATATCACCAAATGGTTGTTGGTACTCTAAGATCGAGAGGTAAGGTAACATACTCTACTGACAATGAACAGGTTTATGAAGTAAGTGGAAAATCTGAATCAATAATTGTTACTACAGGTAATTATTCAGGTGTCACTAAAGATCCTTTTGGTACTTTCCAAATTTCGGGAGCAACAATATCAGGTACAGATTTTAAATTTGATACTTCATTCACAGTAAGTAATAAAAATTATTTAGGTAAAGTTTTTGGTAGAAGTAACTTTGGTAAGTCTAGAACTGACGTACCACTATTTTTGGAAGAAAATTACACAAATTTACTTACTCTTGGATATAGAGAGGGTAAAATACGTGGTTTAAGTCAAAACTTATACAAAACAAATAAAGCTAGTAGTACCGATACAGATAGTTTAGGTTGGTACTTAGATCGTTATCAGACACCAAAAACACCATACTTAGTTTCAGAACTTAGAGGTACTGATGTTGTTGATCTATTTAGATTTATTTTGATAAGTGACGGAAATTCGGCAAATAGAGAAGTTAAGATCTCAATCGCTAACATTTCTTTTAGTAATTCTAATTTTGATGTTATCGTTAGAGACTTTTATGATACTGATGCAAATCCAGTCGTTTTAGAAAAATTCACTAATTGTGGTTTGGATCCAGAACTTAACAATTATGTAGCTAAAAAAATCGGAACTTCTAGTGGTGAGTTTGAGCTAAAGTCAAAGTTTATTATGATAGAGATGTCTGAGGACGCGCCTAAAGACGCGTTACCTTGTGGATTTAGAGGTTATAATACTAGACAATATGGTACAAATAAATCAGCATCATTAGTTTATAAAACAAAATATTTAGAACCTGGTGAAACCGTATATACACCACCATTCGGTACTGCAGTGATTAGTAATGGTGATAAAGTTAGAAGAACTTACTTAGGTGTTTCTAATACCGTTGGTATTGACGGGGATTTCTTGAGTTATAAAGGAAAACAAAATCCAACTAACTTAGGTGAGACTCTAGAAGCTAGTGATTGGGCATATTTAACTAAAGGATTCCACATGGATTCTGGTGCTACGGTCGTAAAAATCTCTAATACTTACCCACTATCAGGACAATCACAATTTGAGGTGGGTGTAACTTCATTCCAGTCAGATCCTACAGATAGTGAAAATGCATACTACAAGTTAAATTCTAGGAAATTCACATTAGTACCTTCAGGTGGTTTCGATGGATGGGACATCTATCGTGAGTACAGAACTAATGGTGATACGTTCCAATTAGGTAGTACTGGTTTCTTAAGAGGTCATGTATCTAATACTCAATTCCCTAATGGTACTGGATGGGGACAATTTAAACCAATTTCAGGTCCAGATAAAGAAAACTGGGCAAACACTGACTACTACGCATACTTATGGGGTCAATCAACATTCTCAAATCCTGAAAGTGTGAATATTAATATCTTTAACACACCAGGTATCGATTATGTTAATAATTCAAATCTTGTAGAATCGGCTATCGAAATGGTTGAAATAGACAGAGCAGACTCAATATATATCTGTACTACACCTGACTATAATATGTTTGTACCTACAACTAATGATTTTACAACGAATTTTATTTATCCAGAAGAGGCAGTAGATAATCTCGAAGAGACTGATATTGATTCAAACTACACTGCTACTTACTACCCATGGATTCAAGTTAGAGATTCGGCAAACAATACTCAAATTAATATACCACCTACTTCTGAGGTTGTTAGAAACTTAGCATTAACAGATAATATTGCATTCCCTTGGTTCGCATCAGCGGGTTACACGAGAGGTTTAGTAAATGCGGTTAAAGCTAGAAAGAAATTAACTCAAGAAGATAGAGATATATTGTATAAAGGTAGGCTTAACCCAATCGCAACATTCTCCGATGTGGGAACTGTAATTTGGGGTAATAAAACTTTACAAGTTAAGGAGTCTGCTCTAGATAGAATTAACGTTAGAAGACTTCTACTACAAGCACGTAAATTAATTTCGTCAGTAGCGGTAAGATTATTGTTCGAACAAAACGATGATCAGGTTAGACAACAATTCTTAGATTCAGTAAATCCAATATTAGATGGTATTAGAAGAGATAGAGGTTTGACAGACTTTAGAGTAGTAGTTTCTAATACTCCTGAAGATCTTGATACTAATACTTTAGTAGGTAAAATTTATTTGAAACCTACTAGATCTCTTGAATTTATAGATATTGAATTCTTGATTACACCTACTGGAGCATCTTTTGATGATGTATAATATTTATTAAAAAAATAAACTTATGGGGGAGAGAAATCTCCCCCATTAAATTAAACAATATGGAATTTAAAAAAAAATTAATTAAAGAAAGTTTAAATATTGAAAAGTCTGAAGGTAAGACTTATTCAAAAAACCCTCAAAACATTATTTTAAGTGAAGATCAATTTGAAAGATTAATTAATAATTTAACTAAGTGATAAAATTTAAAAAATTAAATATTTCTGAAGGTATCTCTGATATTGGTACACCCGATCTAAAGTATTATGCTTTTGATTGGGATGATAATATTTTAGAGATGCCAACAAAGATCATTCTAATGGATTCTGATGGTCAGGAGGTAGGAATCTCAACTGAAGATTTTGCAGACTACAGATCAATGATTTCCACAGAAGAATTTCAATATGATGGTAAAACTATTGTTGGGTATGCTGATAATCCTTTTAGGAATTTTAGGGTAGAGGGTGATAAACAGTTTATTATCGATTCTTTATTGGCAAAACCTGGACCCTCATGGGATGATTTTGTCGAGTGTATAAATGGAGGATCTATATTTTCTATTATCACAGCTAGAGGTCATACTCCATCAGTATTAAAAGAATCTGTATTTAATATGATAATAACTAATCATATGGGAATAGATATGAACCAAGTAACAGAAAACCTAAAAAAATACAGAGAAATTGTTGGGGAGGAAAAAATGAGTGGTAACGAATTAATAAACTACTATTTGGATCTTTGTCGTTTTTATCCCGTTACTTATGGTGAGGGTAGTGCTGCTAATCCTGAAGAAGGTAAAATAAAGGCACTAAGAGAGTTTATAAATTATGTTAAAAGTATCAGTATAGAAATCGGTAAAAAGGCATTCTTTAAAAACGATGTTAAAAATAATTTTGTACCTAACATTGGTTTTTCAGATGATGATCCTAAGAATATAGAAAGCTTAAAAGGATTTTTAGATAAAGAATATCCAGATGAAGTGGATATTTATTTAACTAAAGGTGGAGAAAAGGTAAAAGTATAATTTTTATATAATTAATTAACTTATATATGTGATATAACCGCCAATAAAAAAAAGTAAATAGAAAAAAATTCTATTTGATATTTATAATTAAATAAAACATAAAAAAACAAAAAATCATGGCCGATTTATTAATGAAAATGCCGATTCCGTATGAACCAAAAAGGAAGAATCGGTTTATTATGTCTTTCCCTTCTTCTTTAGGGATAAATTCTTGGTATGTAGAATCAACATCTAGACCACAAATTTCAATAAATCCAGTACCAATCCCCTTTTTAAACACTGAAACTTATGTTGCCGGTAAGTTCAATTGGAATACTATTAATGTTACTTTCAGAGACCCAATTGGACCTTCAGCATCACAAGCGTTAATGGAATGGGTAAGATTACACGCTGAATCTGTTACAGGACGTATGGGTTATGCTGCAGGATACAAAAAAGATATTGACCTTGAAATGCTGGACCCAACAGGTGTTGTGGTTGAAAAGTGGATTTTACAAGGAACATTCTTAACTGATGTGAATTTCGATAGTTTGAGTTACACAGACGATGGTTTAGCTACCATTAGTGCAACACTTAGACCAGATAGGTGTATTCTAGTATACTAATACTATTTATTTTTCAATCGGCTTATATATATTAACCATAGGGTCAAATCCCTATGGTTTTTTTTATGGATCAATCTAGAGAATACGGACAACAAGATTTTAATCTACCACATGATGTAGTTCAACTACCATCACAGGGGATATTTTATAAAAACAAGAAAAAATCAGTAAAGGTAGGTTATTTAACTGCTCAAGATGAAAATATTATTTTATCATCTGGATCAGGATCGAAAGGCATAATTTATAGTTTACTAAGTAATAAAATTTATGAACCTGATGTTAGACCAGAAGATTTATTAGATAGTGATATAGAAGCTATTTTGATATTTCTTAGAAATACGGCATTTGGATCTGATTATACATTTAAAGTAAAAGACCCGTCGACAGGTAAGTTTTTTGAGAAAACAATTTCATTAGATGAATTAAATATCAGAAAACCAATACACACCCCCAACTCAGAGGGAAATTTTGAATTTAATTTACCGAGAACTAACTCAACTGTAGTATGTAGACTTTTAACTATGGGTGATACTGAAGAATTAAGAAAAATGGAAGAAGAATATCCTTCAGGTATGGTTGCTCCGATAATTACAAATAGATTACAAAAACAGATAGTATCAGTCGATGGAAGTACTGATGGTGAAACTATAGGTAAATTCATACAGAAACTACCTATCATGGATTCCAAGTTTATACGAAAAACATTAACAGAATGTGAACCTAGATTAGATCTAGATAGAGTTATTATCGCCCCGTCAGGAGAAGAAGTGAATGTAAAGATCACTTTTGGGGTGGAGTTTTTTCGGCCTTTCTTCTGAATATAGACAACTTATGCTCGATGAGTTCTATCATTTAAGTAAAAATTTTAGTTTTACTTATGATAACTTACTAGTGATGCCAACATTTGAAAGAAAATATTTTATAAATAAGTTTATCACTGAGATCGAAAAAAAGAACGAGGAGATGAGTAAAAGAAGGAAATAAATATTTATAAAGAAAAACAATGTTTTTTCAAGACTCAAGTGGAAGTGATTTATCAAATTTAGAAGGTGCTGCTAAAAATATTAAATTAGCGGACATCAATCTAAAAAGTATGAAAAATACTTTGGCTAATGTAATCAACCCATTTAATACTTTAAATGATGTTGCAGCGATAAACCAGAGAACTGCTGAGTCTATAAGAACTACGATGGGTCAAACTGCTGACGCCATTGAGATGATGCAACTAAATTTTGCAAAAGCGGACTTTTTAGGTGCAGAATTTGGAATTACCCAACAAGAGAATTTAAAACTGTTCGAAGGAATTAACACGGAGTTAAGAAGAAATACTTTTTTGACTGGAGAACAAGTATTTCAATTAAATCTATTAGCTAAAAATGCTGGGATAAGTGCGGAACAGATGAGTAAGATAGTATCTGGTTTTGATACTATAGGGCAAGGTACTGATAAGGCTATAGAGTCTGTGAATATGTTGGAAAAAAGGGCTCGTACTTATGGTATTAATGTTTCACAATATATGGGTGTTATCTCAGAAAACATTAAAAAATTAAGTGGGTATAAGTTTACTGATGGTATTGTTGGAATGTCTGAAATGGTTGCACAGGCACAATCATTGAAAATGAGTATTGAACCTACATTTGCACTTGCTAACAAATTATTAGATCCTATGCAGGCTGTAGAATTTGCCAATAGTATGCAACTACTTGGAGGTGCCGCAGCAAGTGAATTAGGTGATTTCCAAGAAGTAATGTATCTAGCACAAAATAATGTTGAGGAGTTACAAAACAGAGTTGCAAGACTTTTAAAGTCTGAATCACTCTTTAATGAAGAAACGGGTAGATTTGAATTATCGGGTGCAAAACGTAGAGAACTATTACAACTGGAAGGTTTATTAGGACAATCTTTCGATCAACTAGCGGAGTCTTCTATGTTGGCGGCCGCTAGGGATAAAAAGTTAGAATTATTAGGTGATTTAGGAAATAGTTTAACACCAGAACAAAAGGAATACTTATTAAATGTTTCTGAAATTGCAAAAAATAAAGGTGGTGAGTTTGGATTGAAAGTACAAGTAGATGATACTAAAGTTGATATTCAAGATTTAGATCCTAATGTGTTAGATGACTTATTAGCGGCTACAAAAGAAGAAGGGAAAAGTATGGAGGATATTGCTAAAGAACAATTAGGATACCTCGAAGATATTGCCTTTGCAATAAATCAAATTACACTTATACCAGAAACAAGTATTATAGAGGAGGGTACTGCCACTGAAACATTTGATAAATTAAGTGAGTCTTATGGACAACAAATTTCACATTTGACAGATTTTACGAATAATTATGTTGATGAAAAATTACCTGGATTTATAGATACTACTACTGATATTATGACAAGTACTTTTAGTAGAGGTATTGAAGAAACACTAGCAAAATTGCAGGATCTCGGTATTAACGATTTACAAACTGCACTAGTGTTGTTAACTGGAACCGCTGATGGACTTAACGATGTTTTTGGTGAGGTAGGTGTAACTTTGAATGATTGGTTAGATAATACATATGAGAGGGAAAATAGGTCTACATATGAGAGAGAAAATAGACCTACTTTAGAACGAGAAGAGGTGATTAGTGAGTTAAGAGGAACTTTAGATAATATGGGTGGGGTTTTGAGAACGATGAGTAATGATGAAGATGTAAATCCACTTGATGGTATGGCAATAAACACTGATGTACAATTATCAAATGATCAAGTAAATGAAGTATTAACTAATAGTCCACAAGTACAAGAAGATATGACTAGTGTTCAAAATCTAATGGATAACTTAATTCAAAACGATGTTGCGGAAAACCAACCAGTACCTGTGGCACTCACAGTTAATGGTCAAGTTTCGTTAGACCTTAATAATATGAAATACGCTAATTTAGATGTTGATAAATTAGGTCGTGAAATTATGAATAATAGTGAAGTGATTGCAATGATCTCAGATAAGTTAACTAATAGTGATAATAGTTACGGACTAGGATTAAGGGTAGGTTAAATAAATTTGTAATCAATCTATTTATTTAAAAATAGGTTTATGGATAGTCCACTTTCATTTGAAGCAACTCAAAACTTTAGAAAAAAGTTATTGAAACGTAATCTAAGACCATTTAGAGATGATGGTTTTGATGACGGAAGTAAACCTAGTGATGGAGAATTAATTCTTGACGATTCATCAGTTATTGATAGTGAACAAGTTGAAGAAATAGGAAAACTTGAGGGCAATCTACAAATAATAAATAATATATATAAACCTAACACTGAAAATGGCAGTTTAGGTGATCCACTTAATATCTATACTAATGTCTTGGGAGATATGGGAATTAAAGATAGGAGGTATTCCTATCCAGGTCCACTTATATTTTCAACATACTCGTTAGCGAATATATTTACAAACGATAATCCACAAGGTAGTGATGGGTCTCTCAGTCAAGATTCGGACCTTGCGAGGATAAGTACAACACAATTACAAGCAGAGTTTCAATATAGAATAGGACAAGAATTAAGAAGTGAAACGATAGGTAGAATAAATGCATTGGACCCAAATAATGATGCGTTTGATATATTGAGTCTAGCTACGGGTAATCGATCGATAATAGAAAAAGATTTTAATATTTCAGTACCAAAAAGTATTGTAGGTAAAGGTTTAGATTTTATAAGTAGAGTAACGGGTGTATACTCCCCATATTCCTGGATAGAAGGTAGTTTTTTCAATTATCCAGAAAAACAATCATTTTTCAATCAAATTGCTAGTGCTATTACTGGAGAAAAAGAAAACAAAAATATAGAAGAAAAAGATTTTAGTGGTGCTAGAACTAAAATATTACTAGAAAATACAGGTAAAGGTTCTAAGTCGGTTCTTTTTGCATCTCTAACCTATAATAAATTCGTACCAAATTTACCCAAGACAAATATAATAGGACCTCAACCACCGCAAACCAATTTCTACGTAGGTGGTGAAACGTCTAGTGTCAAAGACATGATAGCTCCGAACAGTGAGTTACCTGTGAACGCAGAGGGGAAAAAAATTCAGTCGCCAGTCAGAGGGTATTCAGAAGTTGCACAGGAGTATGAAAAAAATCCAGATCTAAAGATTGGTATTGCTAGTAATTCGTATTATGATGAACAAGGTTCACTTGTTGGTGGTCTTACATGGGTTTCACCGAAATATAAAGATGATTCTGGAAAAAAAGGGGAACCTGGAGGAACATATGGTAGTGCAGATCCTCAATATGACTCAATAAAATCTATAGTTGAGGGTTCATTATCAGAAGAAAAAACATTCACTGAAGGGTCAATATTGGATAAAACACAACGATTAATAAACTCTGGTGATAATATAAGTGGTAAAAAGGCTCGACTACAACACGTATCTAATGCCATGAGTCAAATATCTAAAGTTTTTCATGATGGTACTAGAGAGTTGACTAAAGGATCTAGGGTTATAAGATATGAAGATGAAAATAGTGTACCTAAAGGATATGAATATTGTAGGGTTTTCACAAAAGATAATCCATTTTCATTTTTCGGTGATTTACAAAAAACGAATGGTAATATAAGAGATTTTAGAAGTTCGGTATTTGACAAAACATTTGACTTAAATATTACACCATATAAAGGTGAAGAAGTAAAAAAATATATGTTCTCGATTGAAAATTTGGCTTGGAGAACATCACAAAAAAAGGGATTTACTTATCAAGATTTAGCTAGATGTGAAAGAGGTCAAAATGGTGGTAGAATTATGTGGTTTCCACCATATGATATGAGTGTCAGTGAAAATATTACAGCTAATTGGACTTCAAATGATTTCCTAGGTAGACCCGAACCTATCTATACTTATAATAATACTTCTAGACAAGGAAGTTTAAGTTGGAAGATAATCGTTGACCATCCTTCAATACTCAATGCTATTGTAGATAAAGAATTAAAAAATAATCCAGATATTGATAAGATCGTCGATTCATTTATTGCAGGATGTAGAACGTATGATATATATGAATTGGCAACTACTTTTCCCCAATTTACTTTCAGTGATATATACGATATAATCACAAAAACTAATGTAATAGAAGATTTTGAAGAAATAACAAAAGAAATTATTACAGTAACGTATCCAGAACCGGAAGAGCCAGTTTATGATGACCCACAACCAATTATAGTTGAACAAGATTACGCTTTTAATTTTTACTTTCATAATGACATACCAAAAATGAAATCAGATTCAGAACCAAAGCTATCTTCTACAAACTATTTAGAAGATTTAAACGCATATTTAGGAATTAAAAATTTCTATGAATCAAAAGCTTATGGTGAAGAAAATGCTGATGAATATGGGTTACCACCACAAAAAATACCAGTTGTACAATTTTATAATACTGACATTGAAACTATCGAAAGTAAAATGTTGGAGTTACAAGTTAAGATAAGAGAGGCATTAGAAAAGGGTGCTTATGTTACTATGGATTTGGTAGGTTCGGCATCTTCACCTAATGATGTGGACTACAACGCACTATTATCTGAAAGGAGAATTGATAGTGTTAAAAAATATTTCTTAGAATCTGATGGTGGAGGTGGTAAAACCTTAGAACAATATGTGGAGGAGGGTAAATTAACCATAAATTCAAGAGGTAGTGGTGAAGAAATAACAGTTACAACCCTTGGAGGTAAAACCGTAAACTGCACAGAAAGTCTTCAAGGAAATAATAAAATATATTCCATTAATGCAATGGCGTGTAGAAGAGTTAGAATAGAAAATATAGTTGAGACTTACGAACAAGAACCTGTCGATATTGAACCAGAAGATCCAGATCCTATATACAGTACTGAATTACAAACTTTAAGAGTACCTAAACCTAGAACAGAGACAGAAACTAATGTAGAAAGAAAGAAAGATGTTGCTAAGATAGTCTTAAAGAAACTCCTTAATGAATGTGATTATTTTGAAAGAATAAAGGAAGATGATCCACTAATCTATAACAGTATTAAAGAAAAGATCAAATTTTTTAACCCCGCTTTTCACTCAATGACGCCTGAAGGATTAAATTCAAGACTTACATTTTTACAACAATGTATGAGACCAGGTGATACAATACCAACCATAAATGATGACGGTACTGTAAAAGAAGGTAGTGACGCATCTAATACTTCATTTGGTGCACCTCCAGTCTGTATATTGAGAATAGGTGATTTTTTCAATACAAAAATAGTAATTAATAGTATTAATATAAATTATGAACCATTGACATTTGACCTTAATCCTGAAGGTATTGGTGTACAACCTATGATTGCAAACATTCAGATGTCTTTTAACTTTATTGGTGGTCATGGTTTGGAAGCTCCTGTAGCTAGACTACAAAACGCACTATCATTTAATTATTATGCGAATACTGAAATGTATGATGAAAGATCTGTAACTACTGCTATAGAAGATGTTGATAGACTAGATAAAAAAGTTTGGGAACTTATAGAAAATAAAACACCTTTTGGTTTAGATGATAGACCTAAAGATGAAACGGATGATGAAGGTGGTGATACTATTGGTGAAGTTATTAATAAAACTATTGGTATTAACGAACAAGGTGAAGAAGTACTTACGGGTGATATAAATTATAAAGAAATAGTTACAGATTTGGTAAATTCAGTTTCTGATTATACTAGAACACTTAATGATAGTATTAAAAAATTAAATGAACAATATTCTGAAGCAGGTCTCAAATTATTTGTTAAAGAAAGAAAATATATTTCTGGTGACATACTAGGACTATTTGAAGGAAGTCAAAGTTCAACTAAAATATTTGGTTTACCAGTCGGAATACAAGAAAGGTCTGAAGAGTTATTTAATAAGACTATTTCAGATATTGAAAATGAATTGTCTCCTTTAACAAAAAATATTAATAATCAAGATTTTACTAAAACAGAAAAATCACAATATAAAAAGTCACTTATAAATTATATTGATAACCAAAGGGCAGGATGGACGAGTTTAATGACATCAACAATAAATGATTTAAAGAGTAGTCAAGAAACCTTAATTAAGAATATTGACAAGTTAAATTTTGTTACCACATCAAGTGATGGTTATAAAATTAAATCAGGAAGAGTTTTTATTTATTTGATAAGTGATCAAGATAATAATTTAACTAAATTAAATGATGATGTTCAAACTGTTGGTGATGATTTACAAAACTACTACAATGATTTTTATGATACTATAGTAACAGAAAATAACCAGTTTAATTCTAATTATGATTTTGTTTTACCTGGAAATACTAATATTAATACACCAGAACAAATAAGGTTATTTATGGTTTTAGGTAAAAAAGTTATCCAAAACAGTAATGAAGTTATAAATGATTTATTGGGTCCATTATCTGAAAAAGAAAAATTTGTTGTTTATTTAACAAATATTATAAATGGTAATTCGAGTCAGACAACATTAAATGATCCATTAAATTTATCTATAGATAATGTTGAGGTACCGCTAGTTATTACTACTGGAGAAAAAGGATTGAAGTATTACTACGACCAAATTTTTAAATTATCAAACCAAACAGTACAAAAATTTGAAAGTAAACCTAATGTTATTAAAATGAATTCATATAATCCATTTAATATTAGTGAAGACAGGGTTATGACCTTTGTAAAAGATAGATCACAAAATACTACAGGACCAAATAATATAACACTTAAAGAGTCTTATTTTAACCAACTATATTCAACTATTAATGGTGGACAAAACAATAGATTCAATCTAAAAGTTAACTTAAAATAATGGAATATTTTGACAGATATAATGAATTTTTAATAAACGGTCAACAGACAGTGGTGCCCTTTGTTTCTATACCTAGTAAAAGTACTGATAAAAGATATATCTTTAGGGAAGGTAGGACAAGGTTAGATAAAGTAAGTATGGAGTATTACAATTCACCATATTTTGGATGGTTAATACTCTCGGCAAATCCGAAATACGGAGGACTAGAAACGAATATTCCTGACCAAAGTATTTTAAGTATACCCTTTCCACTCATTAGTTCACTTCAAGATTATAAAAGTGCGTTAGATAATCATTTCTTCTATTATGGTAGGTGATAAAAATAAGAAAGTATATGTAGAAGCGGATTATGATAATATATTTGTTATAGATCCCAATAAGGTAGTTGACGAATCTGGAAAAGTAGAAGAAAGACTAGTTAACCATGAAGAATTAGTGGTTTATGCTAATTTAGAAGCTAGAATTATCCCAAGAACAAAACTGACGAATGGTACTACATTTGATCAGGCGGTTCAAAACATAAGAGTAGCCACCATAAACGGTGAAGAAAATTTATCAATTAATTTTTTGAAACCAAAAGGTAAAGAATATCTAGATACTTCTTGGTCGGATCAAATAACAGGTAAAGGTTCTACTGAAGGTAAAGGTATAAATCAATCACAGTTTAGTGAAGTTGGTGAGGGGACGACTAAAAGAAGAGTAAAAAAAATATTAAATAATGAGGATACTCAACTATTGGGGATAACCAAAATTCAAATCAAAAATAGTCTAAGTTTTAGACCTGAAGTCAATATACAAATGGTTGACATACAAGGAAGACTACTTTTTGAACAAGGAGAAAATTCGCCATATAGTTGTTTTGTACAGTTCCCATATCCAGAGTTTATTTTGACCCTTAAAGGGTATTTTGGTAAAGCAGTAAAATATTATTTAATGATGAACTCATTCAATGCGCAATTTGATCCGAGTAGTGGAAATTATATAATAGATTTACAAATGATCGCTAAGACATATGCGTTGTTTAACGACATAAAATTAGACTTTTTATATACATTACCAAAATTCAATCCTTCAAAAATAGAGACAATTTCTCAAACAAGTAGTAGTGGTCAGAGTGGATTGAGTACAAAAAAAACAAAAGATACATCACAAGGATACGAAAAGTTAAATGAAGTTTATACCGCATACAAAGCAAAAGGATTAATAGAAGAAAACTTTCCACATCTTACTGTTAATGAAATGATCATGAAACTTGAAAGATACGAAAAATACGTTTTAGAAAGTTATGGAAAAGAAGATCTATCAATACTTACAAATTTAGAATTTTACGATGAAGATTTAAGAGAATTCAAAAAGTTCGTCTTTTCAGAAAATAAAAAATCTTGGTTCAAAAAATATATTGACGAATCTGAAGTGTTTGTTTTAAGTGATTTAAATAAAAGTATTTATTATAAATTTAAAAAACTGAACAAAAATGAAATTGGAAATGCTAAAACAGAACTACGATCTTTAATACAAGAATATAATAGTAAATTAAATAATAACAAAGTTTGTGGTTCTGATGGTAAGTATATTTTAGAAAAAAAAGAAAGAAAATCTGAAATAACTATAAATGTTAGAAGTAATGATATAATAAAAATATTACCTTCACTAGAAAACGTTAATTTTGAAGCAACCTATGAACTAAGAAATGGGTCAGTCGGTTTACCAGAACAAGTTAATAGATTAAAAGTAAATTTAAATGCTAATCTAGCAGTTGCTAAACCACAGATAAATAATTCAACAGGTCAAGTAGAGGAAAATACAGATGCTCTTACATTTATTACTTTTGGGGAAAATTTAATAGGTACCACAAATAAAAAATCATTTTTAGGTAAGATTACAGATACTGAGAAATTATTTACCGAAACTAGATTGACTATAGAAGATGATATAACAGATGTATTATCAAAAAAATTAACTACAAGTGAAAACGGTATAGGTTTTGTACCTACGATACAAAATGTAACTGCTGTTCTTTGTGCTAGTGCGGACGCCTTTTTAAGGATTTTAGATGAAGTTCATGAAAACGCTTGGAACAAAAGAAAAGATCCTATTAGACTAAGAAGTATATTAACCGAAGATAAATCATTTGGTATTGACAATAAAGGATCATCAGTAACAGATTTAACTTCAACCTTATCAAATTATAGTTCACCAATTGTTTATCCATGGCCACAATACTTCGAAAAAGAAGTAGATGAAAAAGGTAAAGAAACTTTTGTTGGTAAATACCCTGGGAACTCAAAATCACTTCCTGTTACGCAAGGATTTAAATTTGATGTGTGGCCCGAAATTAAATTTATTGAAGATTATTTAAGGGCATCATTAATACAAGAAGAACAACCAATAGATTTTGATTTTAATAATGAATTAAAAAATAATAAAACAGTATCATTTAATACTTCTGAATTTCCCTTTGAAAATAGACCTTACAGTAACCTAGGTGAAGTATCATTTTTTTATGAAATGTATGATAGATCCTATGTATTATCTCATTATTCGATGTTGGCTGAACAAAACGATCAAACAAATGAAATATATAGTATTTTAGGTGACTTCGAAATAAATAATATTCAACAGAACGTAAAAAACAGTCCTTCACTATTACAAAAGCTGAAGCAATTTCAATTTAATAATGATACTTTTTTAGAATATTTGAGAAGTATTTCTAATAATGGACAAGGATTAAATTGGAACATATTGGCAAGAGATGGGTTTGCTACCAGTTATTTAAATGAAATAATTGGTAGTATAAATTCCACATCTTTATATACTATTGACCTAATATCTGAAGGATCTCAGGTTGTTGAAGGTAATTCAAATAATATTGAAAAACTAGAAAATTTTTTAGAGAGTAATTCTTCTAAAAAACTTTCATTATTACAAACAACACCATTTACTAACCTAGAATACCTTAAAGAAAATTGCGAAGATGGTGATAAAATAAATAATGTTGATGATGCAAATGATACATCATCAGTATATAAATTTTTAAAAAATAAAAAGACTCTAGCTAGTTTTTCTAACGAAGACGATTCTCTTACTAAAAGACCTTTAGTATATTTTGAGTGGTTTAAAAACACGAATGTAGACTCACCTAACCAATTACCCAACGATGAATTTACTAATCAAAATTATGAATCATTAAAAAATTATTATCAGAATAGAAATTTAGAAAAACTATTTCTTACTGAATCATATATTAGATATGGTCAAGAATACAATGATGAAAAATACCAACTAAATGAAAACCAGACAACTTCACTTTTAAATACACCATATTTTTTAAACGCGATAGTTAATGGTGTTGACGAAGAAAAAAATGGTAGTACAAATTCTTATATACCACTTGGTTACTTATTTTTAAATTCACTACCTTTTACCACTTTATATGATAAAATTAAAACGTTTGAAGACCCTATAACTAAAAAAGAAAATTATCATTTTGCGGTTTTAAATAAGTTCTCGTCTATACATAAACTTCCTTATTTATGGGTTTTAAAATATGGATCAATTTGGCATAGGTATAAGACACATATTGAAAATGGATATGATATATTAGACAATGTATGGAAAGACATAGATCAAAATAAATTATATGATCCTCTAAATTCTAGTCCAGTTAAAGAATATTCATTTAGTAATGGATTCATTGATGAAAATAAAATAGTATTAAAAAATACTCAAATAAATCAAAATACTCAGACAACTATTCACACATTAAATAATGGATTTTATCCGAAAGTTATAGAAAGCGTCTATTATTTAATGTCTAAGAAATCCGTTTTTAATTTTTATTCTAATAATGAACTTGAATCAGTCATTAGTTCAAAAAAGTTAAATATAGAAAAAGTTTCTAGTAATAGTATAACAAAAAATAAAGGTTATGATCTTGAGAATCCTAATAATATATTATCGATTCAAAATTGGTCTACTTACTTTGATTTAAGTGAAAATGAAGATTTTCAAAATGAAAATGATACATTATTAATAATCCCTTCGTGTGGGTATTTTACAGCAAATCAGGTAGAAGCTGAATTTTTTGATATAAACGGTATTATCAAAAAAGATATATTAAATGATAAATCAATTTACAATGGTTCTGTTAGGTCTTTATGGGGAGTTCCTAATTTTGGATTTTTTAATAATGATGTCATAGAAAAGCCAGATACTGGACAATATATAAAACTAAAAAATTCTATTCATGAAAATATATTCGGATTAACTTCGGATAAGACTGAATATATGGATATACAAGATATACTTTCAGTGTTCGATAAAGAGACACTTAATCTTTTTGAACAACATTTTATAAATTTCTGTCAGAGGAAAGAAAATTATAAAGACCTAGTAAGTAAATTTAATCCAGACGGAATTAACTTTTTTGGTAATGATAACCAAAAGTACGAACTTAACCTTTTTAAGATCTTAAAAGATATCTTCATAATCCCAAAACCAGAAACCGGTGACCAACAAGACTCGAACATAAAAAATATAACAAAAAAACAGACAGAAAATCTGGGTAAATTTAGGGAACATATACTTAATTATGATCTAGTTTTCAAAAATGGTAATTCTGGTCATTTTGATAGAAAAGTATTTAATTCATTTTCTAGTGATTTTACTAATCACCCACAGGATAAGATAGAATTCGAAGAATATGGTACAACAGCATTAAATCAGGATACTATAAATGAATTTAAACTTAGAATAGGTGATTTTGTAAATAACCTAGATAGGACGAATGAGTTCTTTCAAACATTCGATATTGATTTTACACAAGATAATGTTTCAAACTTATATAAAATAATTCAAATATACATTAGTCAAAAGAATGAAAATGATAGTTTGAGTGAAGAAGAATTTAATAATCTTTTTAACGAGTTTATAAGTAAACAAAACAACTTCCAAAATCTTATTTTGACACATATGTTTGTTAATCTAAACAGAAAATTACCAGAAGTTGTAATTGAAGAATCTGAAAGAAATATTTCAAAATTAGATGGTAACGTAATTAAAAATGAATTATATAAGTACTTCAAAAGTATGAATGATAGGTGGGTTGCAGGCCAAGACTTTAAATCAATAACTATTTTTGAAGATTTCTTATTTATGGACAAATCAAACTTACCTGTTGGTAATGACATTATAATTGATATTAATCAATTTTTATCAATCGTTAATGAATCTAATCATGATAAGCCGTTATGGTCAATTATAAGTGCTTTGTGTGATCAAAATAAATTTAATATTATGCCAGCACCATGTTATTTGAATTTTTATGGTAGAAATTATAGATTGAAAAATGCAGATGCCATACCTTTTGATGCTGGTGATGAGATTTTTGGTACTTACATGAAAGTTGATACTAGAGAAACAAGACCAAAAATAATTTGCACATATGTTGGTCAAGTATCTGAACATGTTGATATGAAAAATAACGAGAATTATGTTTTTGGTGATGATTCATTCGATCTAAAAAAATCACAGTTAAATCCTTTAGCTAATAACAATGAAGGTGTTACGGATTATTCTGATAGAAATAAAGTGGTTGGTTTCACGGTTGATTTTGGATTAAGAAATCAAGGAATGTTTAAAAGTGTAAACATAAACACAACACAACACCAAGAATCAGGGGCGTCATACAGAGTTCAAGAGGCAATTGCTGACCAATTTAAAGGACAAGAAGCTGCTCAACAATCACAATCGATGTATAATTTGTATAGGAGTTACAGTTATAAATGTGATATAAATACGTTTGGAAATGTTATGATCCAACCGACCATGTATTTTCATCTTCAACATGTACCAATGTTTCATGGTACTTATCAAATTATAGAAGTTAATCATACAATAAGTCCTGGTGATTTTACTACAAATTTTACAGGTATAAGATTACCTATTTTTGTAAATGAAAAACCAGATAAATTAGTTGCAAGTATTAACAAGGATCTAGTAAAAAAATATAGAGAAGAGTTCAAAAATCTAAAAGAGTCTGAAAATAATTCATTAGAAACTGAAACAAATAATACTTCGGGGGGGACAACTAATATAGACGCACTTTCTAGTACACCTGCGTCCTCTACAAACTGTGAGAACATTACCCAATATTCAGATTTACCGTTTGTAGATGTAACTTACAATGATGCTGAGTATACATCAAACGAATTATTAAATATAATACAAGATAAAACTAATATATCTGACCTACAAATTTATTTATTAGTCTTAGGAAATGTTGAATCATATAACAATAATAATTTATATTTTGTTAGAACTGACAGATCCTGGGGTGGAACACTTTCGAACAGTTTCACAGGACAATATTGTTTAGGTGATGAAGGAACATATGTACCTTATGCACAATTTGACAATGTTATTGATGGTATAGATTTTATGGTATCTAAGTACTCACAAATAATGCAACCACAAATATTTGATTTATACTTAAGGGATACAATACTTGATACCCCAACCAGAAAGGCTACCGCGTTGGCTGATATTTGGTTGAGTAGTTGGTATTATAATTTTATTTCAGGTTTGACTCAAATAGAATTACAAAATAGAGTTGATGAAATTTTAGAAAGTGAACCTAATACTAAAACTATATATAATAGTTTAAAGACTAGTTTCAAGTCTTTATACAATTGATGAACTTTTACTTATTTGTTATATTTATAAATAAACAATAATCATGGATGTTAAAAGCTTGTTAGATTCATATTTGAGTAAAAATACTAGAATTACCGAAAGGGATGCTGGTCCTGGAATTAAGGAAGTGTGTGATCTAGATACTGGAGATTGCTATACAGTCAGAATGAAAGATGGTCTTATAGAGAGAATAGATAATACTACCCAAATAAATAAGACACTTAGGGTTGAAACACCAAGAGGAATTAAAACATTATTAAACGGTTAATTATGAAAACAGAAGATCAAATTTTAAAAGAAGTTGAAAAATTCAATACTATTAAAAAATATATTAGTGAACAAGAAGCAAATGATAGTTTGACTTCTGATCCTGCACCGGAAGAAGATCTAGGTATGGATAATTTAGGAGACGAAACTGGAGATACAACACCAATAGATGTTGAAACCGATCCAGACGTTGAAGTTGTCGGTGATGAATCATTAACGGACGATGATGGTGTAGGTACCGAAGAACTAGAGATTACAGATTTAGTTAATACACAAAATACAATATTAGATAAAATAGGAAATTTAGACCAAGTATTTAATAAGTTAGATGACTTAACTAATAAACTTGGTGAGATGGATGAAATAATATCAAAGATCGACAATCTAGAAGCGAAAATTGAAAAGTATAAACCGAAAACTCCTGAACAAAAGTTAGAACTTAGAAGTCTGGATAGTTATCCGTATAATCAAAAACTCACAGACTTTTTTGATGATAAGGGTATAGAAATTGAAAAAACAGATAAGAGTGAGTATATACTAACACCAGACGATGTTGAAAGTTATACTGATAAAGATATTCAAAATAGTTTTGACGAACCATTTTCCGAAGACTAATACTAAATAAATTTGACATTTGAAATCTCCGCATTATATTATGTGGAGATTTTGTTTTATAAAAATATTAAAGAGTATAAGAGAAATGAGTAATGTATTAGATTCGGTATTGGCTCAATATGAGAAAAATACCCAAAAAACAGGAAAGAGTTCAGTGTCTCAAGAAGAGAGGATGAAAAAGTATTTCACAACATATCTTCCTAAAAACACTAAGTCCGGACAGAAAACGGTTCGTATTCTTCCAACCACTGATGGATCATCACCATTTAAAGAAGTGTGGTACCATGAGGTTCAAGTTGACGGTAAGTGGACTAAGTTGTACGACCCAGATAAGAATGATAATGAAAGATCACCTCTTAATGAAGTCTATGAGGAGTTAATGTCAACAGGTAAAGAATCCGATAGAGAATTAGCTAAACAGTACAGAGCAAGAAAATTCTACATCGTAAAAGTTATTGATCGTGAAAATGAACAAGACGGACCTAAATTCTGGAGATTTAAGGATAATTATAAGCAAGAAGGTATCTTGGATAAAATTATTCCTATTTGGAGAAATAAGGGTGATATAACAGATACTGAGAAGGGTAGAGACTTGATTGTTGAACTAACTAAAGCAAAAACCCCATCTGGTATAGAATACACTGTTGTTCAGACAATAATGTATGATGATCCCACACCACTTAGTGAAGATAGTGATTTGATGAATCAGTGGACAAACGACGAAACGACTTGGTCAGACGTTTATTCCAAAAAACCAGTAGAGTATCTTGAAGCTATTGCTAGAGGTGAAACACCAGTATGGAGTTCAGACCTAGGTAAGTATGTTTATAACGATAGCGATTCACAGATCACTGAAACAAAAGAAGCTGTAAGTGACATTGTTGAAGAAGATTTAGAGGTAGACGAAGAACTACCATTCTAATTAAAATTTTTTGGGGAGGGAAAGTCCCTCCCCTTTTTTTTATTTAATTAATTTAAAAATGGCAATTAAGAAAAAAGATTTTAAGTCGTTGAAGAAAAAATTTTCTTCTTCTGCGAAGTTTAAAGCACAGAGATTTTTAGATTTAGGATCTGAATTTTTGGATGCGGTTGGAGTTC